TACCAGCTATATGACTAAACAGATAACAATTAAACAATAGGATCTACTGGGTATTGAGTCATGTTAGGTGTTACAACACCATCTTTTTCTGTTGATCCGTAAAGAGTGACTAAAGCTGCTGTATCTTTACAGGTATCAATCTCTGTTTCTCTTGTATTACAAGCTGTTCTTACAGCGTCACGATAAGTTGTAATAGCTGTAGGTATTGCAGTAGATTTTTCTGCTTTTCTTACAACATACCAATCATATTTAGCTAACAAAGAACCAGCAATATCTTTTTCCTGTGCCTTTAATACTGACTTAACACCTTGTATTACCATCTGACTGCCATCTTCATTTTTTAATAAATTACCTTCTTCATCTGTTGCATTTACATCATCTAATGCTTTTGCAGTTCCATTATTCCAGTAAAAACGTGTGTCATATACAGGACTGTCAGCAATCTCAGTAATACCAAGATCCTTTTTCTCTTGTGCTGTTGATAGTCTTAACCAGTTAGCAGGATAATTTATATCGCCTACTGTAAAGGCTACATCAACTGCTAAAGGTTTTCCGTTTAGTAAAAAAGCCATATCTATATATTACCTTGCCCTTGCGTTTTTAAAAGGGGATTCCGCAAATGCTAAATATATATTTGTTTCACCACTACCATTCCATTGACCCTCTGATGATCTTGCTTTAAATCCATTTGATAAGAAATCAATATATTCTGTCGAACTAGTAGTTTCAGCACCATTATCTTCTGCTGACATTCGTATATCCATTACATTGTATGTATTTCTCTTAACATCCCACATTCTCCACCGACCAAATCTTGATGTAGGTTTTACCATAACCCAAGCTGGCCTAAAACCTAAATAGACAAACGTGCCGTCACTCGAAGATCCATTACCGACATAGCTGCCAAACTTGCTATACCCTGCTACTTCGCTGAAACAGTAAGCTATAGCTGTATCACCTACATTATTAATATATCCTTCTGTTAAATAAAATTTTGTAGAATTTGGTGCTGTATTTCCCCAAGCAAGTGCATTATTGGTTTTAGCATTAGTTGAATTAAGATGCAAAAAATCTTGTGCTTGATTTGAAAAATCTTGATGCCATGTCCACCAACTACTTGTAGCATTTCTTAATTTAACAATATAAAGTGCTGGTTTAACACCTAAACCATGACCTATACCATAAGCACCTGATCCAGCAGCATAATTATCTGTAAAGCTAACAATAGAAAATCCTGCCGTTGCGTTAACTTTCACAGTTGTTTGTATATCACCATCAAAATTACTTGATCCAAGAGTTGAATTTGTATTTACAGATCCACCCATGCCGCTATGAGCAGAACAATAATATGCCAAGTTTGGAGCAGAAGCAGCTACAACAATTTGCGTATATGAACCAGCCTGTCCAGGTGTGCCAGCAGTTGTTACACCTGTTGTATATTCAGATCCACCACCATGAGTACCATCTGCTGTTGTTGAAAATCTTAGTGGATGACCAGCGTTAGAACTGTCAGATTGATCGAATATATAAGTGCCACCTTCTGCAAGGTCAAGAGTTACAGCAGATGTTCCAAAATCATCAAATCTATATTTATTACCAGAATCAGAAACAACTTTTACTGTATAAGTTTTGCCATCTGTATCGCCAGCGTTCCAGTTCCATGCAACATAAGTTCTACTACTTCCGTTCATGTCTCCGTTATTGCCAGACGTAAAACCACCATTATTAAAAGCAGTTAGAAATACAGCATTAGTTCCTTCAGCCACGTTTTGTGATGAAGTAAGCCAATTTGTAACACCTCTTAAACTATCAAAAAGAAGATGTGAGTTTGACCCGTCTCTCCTTTTTGTCCATACCAAATCGGGTGTAAAATCAACAGCATCTGTGTCTGTTATTACTTGAGTGCTGCCATTTCCAGGATAAGTAATAGTTCCAAAATGTTTAGTAGGGTCTAGTATTGTTGGGTCGGGTAAGTTCGCTGAGTTTAGAGCTACAAAACCTGATGGAGGTGTATAAGCAAATCCTTGCTGACCAAAATTATACGCTTGTGGGCTAGTGCTAGAATCTCCTGACTGACTGTAAGGAAACCATACATTACCTGTTGTAAAAGTAATTCTAGGGTCTGTTCCTGTTGCAGGGTCTGCTGTTCCAGAATTATTAAACCAAGAATTATTTTTTCCCCACCATATTTTACCAGCCCCAAAATCTACAGCGATCATATAAATATCATTGCTTGAATAGTTTGAAGCACCTGACCATGTAGCAACATTAGGGTAGTCACCAGATGGTGTTGCATTGACATAAGTTGCAACCCCACCACTATTGTAAGAGTTGTACCAACTTCCTAAACCTAATACAATTCTATAGGTAGGTTGATTATTAGTATCTATTCGACCATCTGCTCTTGCTATACCTATAGCATCCATATATCCTGTACTAGGAAATTTTATCTCCCAATAATATTTTCCAGTTTTAGAACCAAAAGTAGCTCGAAATCCATCATAATTACCAGTAGTTGAGTTATCAACTTGAAGATTACCATTTTTAAGAGTAATAGCTGCTGCCTTGTCTAATGAATTTAAAGTACAGTAGTTAGTTGTAGGTGTATCTAATACAGAATCATTGCCAGCACCAGCACTTACAGAAAAATTATTTGGTGTAAAGTTGTTGCCGTTACCGCTAGAATCTTTGCCAAGTGTTGTTGCAGTGGTTCCAGAATTGTCTGAAAAATTTAAATAAAATCCATTTGTTCCGTAACTTCCTGTATATTTTTTAGGTATTAATTGACCAGTTATAGGATCTGTTTTTGTAAAAGAATTAGCAAAAAGAGCAGATCCATCAATAAAATTTATTTCAGCTAAATATCCATTAAAATAATTGCTGCTATAAGTTCTTTTACCAATATTATGTTCTTGTGCTTTATTCCACTCAAATTCTGTATTTTGACTTGGATATGTAGAATTTGCAAGATTTGATCTAGTATCTTCTCCGTTTATATAAATAATTAATCTATTATCACTACTTGCGTGTGTTGTATTGACATGAACAAGAAAATGATACCAGGCTGAAACATCCCTTAAATTATTTGAAGGTCTAATATTTGCCTGTGTGCTTCCACCACTTTTTGCTTCAAAAGTAATTCTGTTAGAAGATTCTATATTAATTTGTACTTTATTATTTGAATCTGCTCCTGTTGAAAATAAAAACCCATGACTTCCTAAATCATCATCAGAAATCTTTGCCCAAAAAGAAAGAGTCCATGTTGTTCTATTTCCAGCACCACTAGGTGTTCTTGTAAGTTCTGGACTATCACCAGAATTAAATCTTAAACTACGTTCTACTACATATGCTTCCTTCTTTGCAAGAAAGAGTGTGCTAGGACTTCCTAAACTGCTCATTAGCTAAAGTTTCCAATAAACTGTGCAGCTATGTTTGTATTAGTTCGTGCTATCCAAGCAATGACATCTACCTGGTTTGCACCTGTTGATAATGTAGGTGCTGTGCCGTCACTAAAATCCCAATACGATCCGAAGGCTGCGGTTCTACTTCCAGTCCCATCTTGAGACACAAACAGCACTCCCGACTGGCCTGCTGAGATATTGGAAGGGTTAGCAAAGGTAACATTACCAGTAAGAGTTGTAGAAAAATTATTAGCAGTTCTAAAATCTAATGTAATTGTAGATGCGTAGGAGACAGCAGATATTTCTCCAATAGTTCCTTTTGTAGTTACTCTTCCGTTACCAGAACCACCACCATTATCAAATACAAGCGTGTTCAAAGTGCTTGTTTCGTGTGCGACATTAGTGACTTTTAATGTACTCATTTAACTAGGTTTTGGATTGTCAGTTTTAACTTTTTCACAAGCTGCATAATACGCTTCGAGTTTAGTCGAATCTCCCTTACTATTCCAATACATAGCATCTGCAAAGTCACCCAAAGATGGGTACAAGGGTTGTCTATCAGTTTTGTATTTAACAGCAGCAGCTTCAGTATTTAATGTGGTTCGTGCAGCGTCTATCTTGGTCTGGTCTAAAGTTACAGACTTTCCATCTTTATCGTATGCACCAGTGCCATCATCAATCCTGACAACTGTTCCAGCGTATGCTTTGTAAATAGCTTCGTGATCTAAGGCCATAATAGTTTTTCCTTAATTATAGAAGATAGCCATTATGCTGCTACCTCCATTACTGTTATTGATGACATTGCCCTACCTCTATAGTACTGGTTATCATCGTCTCTAGTTCTGTTTAAATAAACTGTTTCACTACTTGATGTTGTGTGATAAACTAATCTTATTGAATAAGTTTGTTGACTCGTACTAGAAGGAGAATCTAAAAAGTGTACAGGTACAGCTTGGCATGAATAACCAGCATTTTCAGTATAACTTTGTGAACTAACATTATAAATTCTGTTTCCAACTGTAGTACCTAATGCTCCTGTAATTGCTGAACCTCCTCTATATAAAATAACTCCACTAGAAGTTTCGATTGAATCTGAATTAGCTACGTTAGCTACACCCATAACTAAAATTTTACTCGAAGTTGCTGAAGGTGTAATATTTACATCTAATCCACATGAACTCGAAGCAGCACCAACATTTATTGCTTCACTATAAGTTGTAGTTACAACTGTTTGTTTTACTTGTAAAATCTTACCGCCAGCTACAGATGCAAATGATAAATTTCCCGATCCATCTGTAATTAAGGCTTCTGATGCACTCCCATCTTGATTCGGTAGTTTAAATGCTACGTCTGCGGAAGTTGGTGCGGAAGTTGGTGAGTTAAGTGAAACAACATTACCGCCTGAGTGTTTAAGTGAAATCTTGGACATTATGCTGCTATCTCCACTGCTGTAATTGTTGAAATAGCTCTTCCATTACCATGATTATCTGCGTCTGAATTATTTCTATTTAGATACATTGTCCTTGTCAAACCAGATGAATGACGTATTGCAACATTATAAATTCTACTATTTGTATCGCCAGCAGAGACTTGAGCTATTAAATTCGTAGTTCTACCACCACTACCAGTATCCATATTATCTTCTAAAGAAGTACATCTTTGTCTACTTCCAGAAGCATCACCTATAATATCAGTAATCTCAGCACCATTTTTTTCAAATCTAAGCATATAAATTTGCCCACTGCCTTCAGCAAATGTAAGTTGTGCCATTAACAATATTTTATTAGAAGCTGAAGAGGGAGTAATACTTACTTGTAACCCTGCATTATAAATACTCCACCAAGCTTGAGAAGCAAGACTATTAGAAGCTGTGTCTGTTTTTTGATCGTAAACAACTTGAAGAATTTTACCTCCGACACCACTTGCTAGTTTTCCAGCAGTAACAGCATTAGCAGCAAGCATATCCGCATCTACTATGCCATCAGGTAAACCTCCTACTGAGATTCCTGTAACTGTTCCTGATCCGTTGATTGCTATAGGCATAACTATAAGATAACAAGGATTGCACCAGAAGGCACAGTTATTGTGACCCCTGAGTTAATTGTAGGACTAACAGTGTGTGCGTGTTTATTGGCCGTAATACTGTAAGAAGTTGTTGCAGTTTGATCCGATTCAAAAAATACTTCATCTGTTCCTCCACCAGTAGCCCCAGCACCTCCACCAATAGCACCCCAAGCACCATTGTTATAGCCTTCAAACTGATTTAATGTTGAGTTATGTCTAAGCATACCAACAGCAGGGCTGCCATCCCTCTGTGCTGTTGTACCAGATGGAATTGTAAGACTAGATGTATAGTTATGAGTTATTTTTCCTGTAAAAGTACCACCAGCTTGGGGCATTAATCCTAAATTAGTACTTGCTGCTGTTCCAACAGTTACATATCCATTATTTGCTGCATTTCTTATCTTTAAAAGTCCATCAGATGTATCAACGTGCCACTGAAACGCATAGTTAGTTGTTAATGCACCAGATTTACTATTATTAGACGCAATAGCTTGTAAAACACTATTGATGTCTGATCTTACGGCACTGCCCGTTCCATTGTCTATGATGAAGTCATGTTCTGGCATATCGCAGTTATATCAAGGGTTTTGGAGGATTTAAGTTAAATAACTTTGAGTTAATTATACCCATTCTACCCTCCTTTACCAAATCCGACAGCCTGATAAGTGAAATTTCTATCAATCGAAGCATTTGATGAATTTTTAAAATGAACAGTAAAACCTGTTCCAGATACACTAGACACTTCAAAGTAATCTCCTGATGCCATATTCTGAGCATTGATACCAATAGAGGGTAGATTGGAATTTGCTCCTAATAGAGAGGAAGTACCGACAAAGAACGGATGAGTAAAGGTAATAGCCTTTGCCCCTGCTCCGCTTGCTGTTAGATTACCTTGTTCTGTCCTTCTCTGTAAAGATGCTGTATAGCCTAACTGTGAAACTCTTATATCCTGTGCAGTATCTTCACTTGTTAACTTAGCTCTAAATTGAAATCCTCTTCCTTTGTAAGTACCATTTGCAAAAGTTTGAAAATCAGAATAAGTAGGTGATCCAGAACTAGGATTATCTTGTGTGACCCTTACTAACATTTCAGCATTAACATCTGTAGCTGTAGCTCCATCAAAGTCAGTAATATCATCAATCAAACCTCTCGAATCAAATAAATCTGATGGATAGAAACCTTCTGTCAGGAAGTGACGTTTGAGATCAAGACTGAACACACCACCTAAATCTAAAGTTGTACTACCTGCTGCACCTCCAAAGTCATAAGTACCAGAACTCGCAATACCACCAAAATCATCTAAAGAACCAACAGCATCAAAGTCAGTTATCGTATCAAATAATCCAGAACCAGCTAGGTTAATAGTTCCTGTAGCAGAATCAAAATCAATATTAGACTTTGTTCCTTGAAACTTAGGACTATCTAAATCTTCTCTTCTAGTCTGTGTAATTAGAGG